AGACAAATTCAAGGAAGATTTGCTGTAGCAATTGGTTCTGAAGCAGGTTCAACATTACAAGCAAGTGGTGCGATTTCAATCGGGTTTGCCTCTGGACAAAATACACAAGGAACGAATGCGATTAGTATTGGAGCAAATTCAGGACAATATACACAACAATCAGGTGCTGTCGCATTAGGAACTTATGCTGGTCAATTTACACAAGGAATTAATGCGATTAGTATTGGTCAACAAACAGGACAATATAGTCAACGTTCAAGTGCGATTGCGTTAGGTTATTATTCAGGTAATACAGGACAATTAAACGAATCAATCGCAATAGGTGTAGAATCAGGCAGATTTAATCAAGGAACACAATCGATCGCTATAGGTTATCAAACAGGTCTAACAAGTCAAGCATCTAACGCAATTGCTATTGGAATATTAGCAGGCAATAATACACAAAATTATCAAGCAATTGCGATTGGAACTCAAGCAGGACAAACTCAACAAGGTACTCAATCAATTGCGATTGGTGCTTTCGCTGGACAAACAAATCAAGCAGCAAGTAGTATTGTGATTAATGCTTCTGGTACATGGACTGCTAATACAACATATCAATCAGTATCAGGATTTTTTGTAAGACCTGTAAGAGGACAAACAGTATCTACTCCTGTTGTAATATATGATACAGCATCATGTGAATTAACATATAATACATCTTCAATTAAATATAAGAAAAATGTGATCGATTTAACAGAAGATACAAGTGTATTATATGATGTAAGAGCACGTGAATATGATTCAAAAGAAAATGATAGACATTTTATTGGTTATATTGCGGAGGAATTGAATGAAGCATCGAGTTGGTTTACTTGGAAGAACCCTGATGGAACCCCCGAAGGTATAGAATGGTTTAATTTATTAGTTTATTCAATAGAAGAAATTAAAAAACTTAAAAATGAAATTGTTTTATTAAAAAATGATAATGATTCATTTAAATCAGAAATTAATGATTTAAAAACACAATTAAATAATTTGAATGCTTAATTCAAAATAATGAAATGATAACTTTATGTATATTATTCTATTTCATATTATATTTCATATTATATTTCATATAAATAATATACTTATATGAAATAGGTTATAATTCAATTATTGTGTTTTTTCTAAAAAGATTCTATAATTGAAACTTAATATTTTATATTGTCCTTTGTATAATTCTAAAAAGTTTTTAACACCTAGAAATGGACTTTCTAAAATTTTATCAGGCGTATTATTATATGTTACATCATCAATTGCCATTATACCACCTTTATTTAATAATTTCCAAGATAACATAATATCTGTATAAGATTCTAATAAGGTATGGTTTCCATCTACATAAATAAAATCAAATAAATCATTACTATTCATATCTTTATATAATTTTGTCAAAATTTCGAATGAATTTCCCTTCAATCCAACAATTCTATATTTCATATTTTCTTTTTCTATGTTTTTATAAAATGTTTGTTCGACATCATGTTCTTCCATTGTATCTAATAAGGTTCGTTTAAACCCATATTGATTTTCATTGTAATTTTCCCATTTATCGATTGCTACACCAGTTGAATTTGGTATTAATTTCATTATATTAATAAGTGATGTTCCTGTATACACACTTATTTCTAATACTCTAACATTCCTTGTTAATTTACTAGCATAATTTTTATTGAAGTAATCAATTGTCTCTAGAAAATATTGTTTATGACCCGGAGGTAAATCATTTGTCCAATTGTACATTCCTTTGTAATCAAGTTGTAATGGTCTTAAATATTCATTTACTAATCTGGTGGCCTGGTCTTTCCAAGACAATTTAGATGCCCAATCATAATTCATATTTATCAATTCTGCTTTATGTCTTTGGCCATTTACATTTGATGGGTCTATATATTGAACGATTTTTTGTAATGCTTGTTTCTGCCATTCTAATGTCATAGGATCTCCTTTAATCACGACTCCTCTATTACCTACTGTATTTTGTAAAGCAGCTAAGTCATTTGTAATTGCCAATGTTTTAGTCGTAGCAGCTTCTAATGCGGTTAAACAAAATGTTTCCATAAATATACAAGGATAAAACCATATATCAGCAGATAACCAAGCGTCAGCCAATGTCTTTTTGTCAACCCATCCATGATAATGAATATTATAATTGTGCGATTCTTGTTTATATTTGTTAAGTAATTCTCGAATTATTGCCATTTGGTCTCCTGCTACATTATTTACCCATTTACCATTAATATCACTAAATATATGTAAACTCGCTTTTGGTTGAACTTTGTAAATTTCAGGCCACATGATTAATAATGGGAGAAGTCCTCGATTTGGAAATGACGAATAAATAAATTTATATGGAACTTTTTCCACTTTATTTATGATTTGATTATTAGGAGATTGGGTAATAGATGTCTGATTAAATTTAGAAAAATCAATTCCATAATAAAATGGTACTAATAAATGTTTAAGCGCAGTAAATCGTTCTGCCATATGTCCAACATGCCACTCTGTTAAACAAAATATTTTTTTTAATTTTGGGTCTATTGGTATTACTACACCGCTTGGTGTTAAATCATGGACAACTAAATAAACATTATTTGTATAACCTCTAAATGCTACTGGTAAATATTCCGAATAACGGCTTACAATACATGTATCGATAACATAACTATTCACAAACATATAAAATTCATTTAATGGCATATATGTAACCCCTTCAAATACTTCTTGACTTTCACAATTACAGAAAACGATGACCTCATATAACCCACTTTGTTGTATATATCTTGCCATTTCAATAATATAGGTTTCTGAACCACCTACTCCTTTTTTAACTATAGATGAGCCACTCCAAGGTTCAAACCCTCCATCGGCTACAAATACTAATCGAGGTTTCTCTTCATTTGTATTGTATAAATACGGCATTTGTTTCTTAGGAAATATATTTAATTTCTGATAAATCAAATACCATGATACCATTTCTTCAAATCCATCATCGCCTTGCTTATTGTGTTGTAAAAATAATTTTGAACATTCTTCACCTGTTTTATAGTCTTCGAATTGATAACATATCTTCGCTAAAAATTTTGGTAGAAAATGAAAACTTAACGTAGGTTTTAATCCATATTGCTTGTGTATAGGATAACCAATTTCAAATCCTTTTTTAAAATAATCATACGCTGTTTTCATATCATTTTCTAAAAAATAATGAACTCCTAAAAAGTATAATGAATCGGGACGCTCTTTATCGAGTTCATATGCACGCTTATATAATGGTTCAACTTCCGACCAAGGTTTATTCAATTTAAAATTAGCAATTCTAGCGGCTTCAAAGCAAGCATCTACTTTTTCTTGTAAAAATCCTTCATTCTTATGGTTCACTCGTTCCATCATCCATTTAAACGCATGTAGATGGTCATTTAATAAATTGTATGTTTGTCCTAAATAATAATGGGTTCTTGAATTATCAGGGTCTTCTGATAATTCTTCGTATAATAATTTAAGGTCTAAAAATTTTCGGTTCATTGTTCTACTTTCCATATAATCAAATCGTTCATCCATAATATAACTGTCATCCATAGGAATAATAACATTGTTATTATTATCGGATTGAATAACTTCGTGAATTTTATACCAATATTTTAGTTTACGATTTGTTTTTAATACGCGATTGGAACCATATTCTACGTCATCACTTTTAATGTAAAGCGAAAATGAATCTGAAAATTGGTCACTTCTTACAGTATTTAAAAACTTTCTCAAATCACCCTTAATGACATATGTATCATCAAGCATAACAGTATATTTACATGTTTCTCCTGCTAATTCAAGCAAACGATTTCTACTATCTTTGAAATTTATAAATGGTTCCTGGTATAATTGTCCCTTTTTTTTATCAACTAACACTTTTTTAATGATATCGATTGTGTTGTCTGTACTACCTGTATCTAATATAGTCCATTTATCAATGATATCTAAATTGTTATTGAGCATTTGCTCAAATTGTTCACCACCGTTTTTAACCATAATACATAAATTTATTAAATTATCATAGTCAAATTCATGATATGAATTGGTTGTATTATTATTATTATTATTTTGATTTATTTTAATATAATATTTGAATGGAACATAAAAATCATATAATCGTTTTTTTGGTATGTAAATCACTTTGTTTGTTTTTGTTAAAGTAAAACTATTGGTATATAGTTGTTCTAATTTTTCATGCTTAGTTGTTATGAGAATTGTATCGTTATTTTTATCTAAATAATTTAATAGTAAATCAATATTTGTCTCATTTGTTTTATCAGCATAAACAATAAAATTAGAATTTATATTTAATGTATTCAATTGTTCTTTTACAGAATTATATGATGGTTGACTTTGAGATAAGTCTAAAACTGAAACATTATTATGGGTTGAAGCGTTTAATAAAGTATTTAAATTTAATTTAGTATTATGAAGGTGGTTTTTATTTTCATGATAATCAGAAAAAACAATATAATTATTTAAAATGTCATGACTACAATTTATAGGTAAAAATCCACCATGTGTTGGATTCAAATAAAGAACATTCGGAATGTTTAATTCTTTACTTATTTCTGTAATCAATCCAACCAGTCTTTCCATTTCTCCTAGACCATTAAACATAATTAAATTACAATATTTTTCAATAAATAATTTCGTGAATTCATAATCTTCGACGTTATATTCTTTTTTTTCTATTGTAACTTGCTTCATTTTATAAAAAGTATTAGTGAATATTATTTAACTATATTTATCATTAAATAATATTTATAAAATCGTATTTTTGATTCATTTTACCAATAGCAACTACTTTCTACATTTTGATATCCGCTAGGACGTTCTTCTTCTTTTGGTCTAGACCAATATTCATTTTTATAAAGAGTCATGATTTCAGGACGTTCCCTCTCCCATCTAGAACCATAAATACCAAAATACATTTGTAAAACACCACCTACATATATAGCTGATTTATTCATTTTATAAATTTCTGAACACACTAAATTACCATATCCTCCACAAGATACTAATGCTATATCAAATTGATTTTCAATACTTTTTACTTTATTAATAAATTCGTCTAATTCTATATTGAATTCTTGTGATACATTATTTCCTTGTGTCTGAGGTGGTTTTAAACAAATGATTTCACACCCTGGAAATAAATCCATGCCATATATTTTCTCTCTAATAGATATTTTTTCGTTGATACTTTCTGAGAAAGAAGATATGATTAATAAACGTTTATTTTTAAGAGCTAATGTCCATGGTGTTCCTTGAATATAATTAAATACATCAAGTGTAAATGCCCATGTCCTATTTTTTTTGAAATTATTATGAATAAAATTTATAGAATCAATAATATGTCTTGCTACATTTCCCCATGGTTCCCAATCAAAAAATAAATCACATTGATTAAATGCTTCTAAATATTTGATTGAATAATTTATTAAACTATTCAAATTTGTTATGTGAATTCCAGCATTATTTTTCATTACCTTCAATATATTTTCAATCGCTGTTTGATTATATTGACCAACATGTTGTTTTATCATAATACCGTAATGAGCAACATTATTTTCAATTCCTGCTATGCGTGGAATAATAAACGGTTGATTATTGTTAATTTTATTTGTAATATAATTTGACAAATTATCATTTTCTAATAAAATATTGAAATTTTCCATGGGATGTGGTTTATCTATATTGTTTAAAACTGGATAAATCGCACAATAAGGTCCACTTACTTTTTCTTTAACATCATAATTTCGTACAGGAACATTATGATTATGATAACATCTAATTAAACACGGTTCATTATAACATTGATATCCTAATATTTGAAATAAATAAATTAATTTATTATCACAACCAGATTTACCCATATGAAAATCAAAAATATTTCTATGATTTTGTTTAATATTATTAATTGAATGAAATATCCAAACATCTTGACTATCTGGTCTTCCATTATCAAACAATTTACAATCTTTTAGTTTCAAATGGGGTTTATACTCGTATCTACATAGAGATAAAATATTTTTTGATAATAAATCGCATTCTTTAATTCTCTCAAGAGAGCGGTCGAAAAAAATGTCTGAATTCGCAATGACAATAAATCCTTCTATTTTATATTCATCAATTAAATTAAAAATATTTTTAAATGAAAGGCGGGTGTTTATATTAATTTGAATAATTTTATCGCTTTTTACGCCTAATTCCTCTTCTGTATAAATTCGTTCATTAAACAAGTAAATGTTATCAATATAATTATTATTTACATTCAAAAAAAGAGTTTTTAATATTTCTTTTTGGCGATTTGGGTCTTTATCAATATAAAATTGTATGATTAAATTAATTTTATCTTGTTTATTATAATTATAAGTATAAGTAAACTGATTTGTTGATAACATATTAGGTGTAATTTCACATGATGATGTCGGTGATGATGGAGGTGTTGGTGTAATTAATGGTAATTTATTGATTCGTTTAGATATAGACATAAAATAATTTAAAGGGCAGTAAGTATTACCACATAATTCATTAAACGATTGTCTAGGATTTAATAGCCATTTTTTATAATTATTAAAAATTTCATATTTTAAATGAATAAAATCGTCCATTTTTAAATTCTTGCTCATATAAAATATTATTTATATATTTTAAATAATTTTTAAATAAGTTTTACGTGTATTAGAATTAAAGTAAATATTGTAATATATCTGATTATAATAAAAAATTGAAATTTTAAAATACTAATTTTATATAATTATAAAATACACGAAAAGGATTTTAAATTATGAATTATAATCTTATCAACATGGTTTCGGTCTCTACTAATAACGATATCGTTTATATTCCTTTAAATGAAATACCAGATACACTTAAAAGGGCAAAAATATATAAAATACTTGCGGAAAATCATAAAAATAATCCCAAAGTCCCTATATTTCGCGAATTATACGAGAGAGAATTGGTATTGTCAAATTTATTGAATCTGTCTGATGTAATTAATGATTTATCTAAACTAAATTATTCTTATATTCCGCCTGATATTAATTATGATTTTGTGGTGGATAATAAAGACATTATCATTCCAAATTTAAATAATATTACGAATCGGTATCCTCAATTAAAATATATTCAAGAAATAATCCTGTTACTGACTGTTCCAAGAGAGAAATTAATAAAAAAGGCAATTAAACATGAATACATTCATCTTTTAAACTATTGTATTAAAAAACAGCTTGTAGATATAAATTATAATGAAATATGTTGTATTCCTGCTAAATATAATAATGTGTATATGTTAGATTATATTTATAATATCGGAGGAGTTTTGAATGCGGATGCTTGTAATATATCGATTATTCACGGTAGTATAGATTGTCTTGAATATATTTCAAATCAATTAGGAGAACAATTTACTATTACATGTGATATGTTCAATATTGCTACTAAACATGGACAACTAAATAGTTTGAAATATATATATGATAAAACAAAAGACAATTGTCCTTGGAATGAAATTACAAGTGCTTATTCGGCGGAACATGGATATTTGGAGATTTTAAAATATATGTTTAAAAATGGATGTCCTATTGACGAAATTGCTTGTTCTTATGCTGCTAAAAAGAATCATTTTGAACTTTTGAAATATCTACATGAAGTAGTCGGGATTCCTTTATACATTGATACTTGTTTACAAGCCGCAATTAATAATAATATGGAAATGTTAATTTATGCTTATAATCATGGATGTAAATTAAATCCAGATGGGATTCCTGATAAGATATGTTATTATGCCGCTCTGAATAATAATATACATATGTTTATGTATGCTCACAAAGCAGGATGTCATTTAGATGGGAAACAAATTTGTAAAATTGCTCTTAAAAATAATAATAAAGCGATAATTAATTATGTATTAACCTTGTCTGTTCAATAAAATTGTAGTTTCAAAGTGTTAAAATTAAAGTTATTTAAAACTATTTTTTTATATTTTTATAATAAAATGGGGTCTAATGTTAATACTAATACAAGCGTAAATATTATTGAAAATTTTTTAACACAACAATGTTCTATGATTAGTCAATATCATATGAAATATCCCAAAAAATTAATAAAAACAAACAATTATGCGGTTATTGTTGAACCGCGCAGTGACCATAAATTACTAGAAGCGATTTGTAGAAATGTCATGTATTTTTTACCATATGATTGGAATTTAGTCGTTTACAGTTATGATATAAATGTTGTCAAAGAAAGATTGAAAAATATTGATTTTATATTTTGTAAAACAGAAAAACCCACTTTTACATTAGAAGAATATTCTTCACTACTAATGTCTAAACCATTTTGGAATAATATTCCAGGTGAAAATATTCTTATTTTTCAAACAGACAGTTATATTACCCGGCATTTTACACATGAATATTTTTATGGAATAAAGCAATATCCATTTGTAGGAGCTGTTTATAGAATTGTAAATAATAAATCAAATTGTGCATGTTGTCCTGGATATGAAAAATGTAATAAAAACATCATATCCATTCACAGAGAAAGAAATTTTTCTATGAATGGTGGTTTTAGTTTTCGCAATAAAACCGCAATGATTGATTGTATAGAAAAAATAACAATTAATGATATAATTGAATATAGATTGAATCATGGCTTAGAAATTCACAATTTAATTCAATATGAAGATACTTATTTTGAGGATGCTTTATTTTTATTGAAATATAAATTACCAAATTATAATACATGTTTAAGATTTTGTACGCAAACGATGTATGAACCGATTAATAGTTATGCGATTCATGGTTTGTATAAAGATTATGTATGTCATAATTATATTTTTCATTTAAGACCTAGTTTAGTTGAAATCAATGAAGAAATATCAGAAAAACTTTCATCTGAAATCAAATTGTAAAGATAAAATCAAATTTAAATAATATTATTTTTATAAAATTATTTATTATAAAATTATTTATTATAAAATTATTTATTATAAAATTATTTATTATAAAATTATTTATTATAAAATTATTTATTATACTATAATAAATGGTATTCCCAAATGTTTCATTCAATTTATATAAGTTTAGCACAATTATGTTATTCTATATTATTCTCTCTTATGTGATTGGCCCAGTTGCTGGATATTATTTACTCGGAAAAACGGCAGCAGCAGCAGGACATGGATTTGTTGTAGGTAGTATTATTTCTATATTATTATGGTATTCTGTTGGCTCTAAAATGGTATAAGTATTATAAATAATTAAATTTTATTTACGAATTTAATTATTTATTTGTGTATATATTATTTTCCGATTTTTTCAAGTTTATCGTTAGTTAAATGTATATCATCAATTATCTTTTCTAATATTTTTTCTTTTTTATCCTTTATATCATCTGTTGAATGCTTAACAATACTTATATATGTATCTTTTTGCTTATCATTATGAATCCAATTTGGATTATCTTCAATAAATTTATTTATATTTTTAGTTTGAACGTTTGATATATTACTAATTGCTTCTTTCGTTTTATGATTGTTTTCATCTTCTTCCCATTTATCTTCCTTAATAAAAATACGTTTACGTTTCTTGTCGCTACACCATATTGGTCTGTCTGGTACTGGTAATTTATTTAGATTTTTTATTAGTAAATTTGAAATTCCTTCTACAATACCTTTTTTCCCTGTTAGTTGTAAATCTTCAATACCAACTTGAAGATTTTTTATAAAATCACTCATGTTGATAGCATTTTTACAATTTTCATTCAAAAATAAATTTATATTATAATTGATTTTATTATGCGAATTTGTATGAATGGTTTGATTACCTAAGCATTTAGATGTTACCATATTATTAACCATTTTGGTTTGTTCAATCATTAAATGTTGAATCAATCCATTTTGTTCAACAATTGTATTTTTTAGTGAATCATTTTGTTCAATTATTTTTGTAATCAATTCATTATTTATATTATTTGTGTCATTATTAATAATATTTTTAAAATTTACATCATCTACATTCACTATCTGATTACATTTCTTTTTATGAAATGATAAACTTTGTCTATATTTATATACCTTACCACAATGACAATGATATTGTTCTTCATTGTTTTTTAGCTTATTGTAAGAGATTGAAACTTTTTTTGATACTTTTGTAGCATTTTTTGATACTTTTGTAGAATTTTCTGATACTTTTGTAGCATTTGTTACCAGAATGTGTTTTTTCGTAAGAAGATGTTTATCATAATTTTGTTTTTTACATGATTTATAGTGACAATCTGAACATTCAAATATATTGCTATTTTTTGTTGATACAAAAATATCATTTGTGTCAATATCGGTGTCAACATGTGTCAACATTTTGTGTTTTAGAGTTGCTAAATGTTTTTCATAATTTGTTTTTCTACTCGTATTATAGTTACAAACAACACAGCTATATTTTTGAGATTTTTCCATGTCAACATGTGTCAACATTTTGTCAATATAAAGTAGTAAAATAAAAATTTTTTAAATTCTTTTTTCAAAAACACTGAAAAAAAGGCACTGTGACCATTATGCTCTCATTTTCATTTTTTAGTTTATTATTTTGTGATTGTAA